TCGGTGGCAGCCGGCTGGCCATCAGGGAAAGTTGGTAGAATATAAAATTTAGTGATGTCATAACCACTCAGTGGCAGTTCTACGTCGGCCTGTGCTAATATGGCATTGTTCAGGGCTAGATCTTTGTTTCTAGTGCTGGCACTATCACCCACGGTGTTGGGATTGGCAATCAAGGTCCAGTAAGGTTGACCAGTGCTGGGATTTACAGCGTCAATGGCAGTGCCCACTGGCACATTGCCGTTGGCACGATAGTATTGGTCGCCGTTGTTGACCACACTGAGATTGGGATAAAAATTGCCTGGATCCCAGATCTGATTGGTCACAAACGGCTGTTTCATTATGTCCTGGTACTCTTGTGCGTTGACCAGGGGTGTGGCTTTCACACGCCACAAGTGTGGCAACCAGGTTTGACTGAATCCTTCGCTGGCAAACGCTGCATCCTGTATCACGTAGTATCTGGGCAAAGGCAAAGGTATTTCTGAATTTAAGGGATTGTAATCTCTTAGGTTGGGAAACTCCAACACATCACCACTCATGAGCTTGCGACCAAATGTGTCAATCATGTTGTTGTAGTGGAATGTGATAAACAGGGTGTCGTTGTTCAAGAACAGACCAAATTGTGTGAGATCAAAGTCAATGTCCTGTACACGGTACACACCACGCATAACATAGATGTCAGGATCATAGGCTCTATCACGATTTTCCAACAACAACAGGTCTTCGATAAACAGGGGATTCAGTTCTTCCCGCACAGGTATGGTTATGTCAGCATCGCCAGGATCACCAGTTTTTGGACCCAGATATTTGTGTATATAAATGTCAAGGCCACCCACAGTGTACATCTCACTGATGTTGCGATCAATGTATTGATAATCGCTGGTACGATTGGGACGGTATAGACTCAGGCGTGGCATAGTAGTATATTTATGGGCTGATTTGACCAACAACTACAAAGCCAGTATAATTACATGCATGGATGAGTTATATCAACGGGTAGATCGTGCAGAACGCCAAATAGCCACAATCAAAAACAAAGTTGCCCGCCAGGACTTGTTAAAAATGGTTAAAACTGTAGATGCAGCCATGGTGGCCGCAGACATGGAAAGTGTGGAATGCCGTAGGTTGCACAAAGAAACTGCACGCTACAAGGAATTGGTGAAAAAGGCCACGGATCTGATCGTCAATCTGGAACAACACCTGACATTTGCGGCCTTGCTAAACGGTTGACCAAAAATGGCTCTGGTGCTATAATAATACTTTACACTTAGGAGAGCCCATGAACGCACGAGCCGCAACTGTGATCAAGCCTTTGAATCCCAAAGGTGCCGAAACCAAATATATTGGGCACGAGCCTGACTGGAAATTCCAACCCACTGAAGAAACTCGCATCAGTGCATTCAGCAAAGCCTTTGCCTGGTACAACTATCACTATGGCAAACGAGATGCCAAGGACATGCTGTGCCAATACCTGGATGTCAATCACCGAAGCAAAGATGCCAAACTCATGCGTGGCATTCCTGACAGCCAGATCCGACTCACACCGGCCTGGGTATGCAGGATGACCCTGATGGGACTGACGCTCAACGAGCATGAACAGTGTATCATTGACGAACAGATTGCCACGATGCTGAAAATCAAACAGGAAGTTAAAAAGGTCATTGACGAAGCCGAAGTTGCTGTGGCAAAACTTACCATACAAGATCACCTGCGTGAGAAAGTTAGTGAATGTGCCGGCGAGTTGGAAGGCATGTTTGACGACTTCGTCCAGTCTGGAGCCAAAATGAGCGCAGACTGGAAACCTATTGCACAGATACGTGGCATGAACATTAGCCCCAACATGGTAGGCATCATTGCTGATGTGTGGAAACTTAAACTGGCCGAGTTTGAAGAAGTCTTAGTCGGTGAGGACGCTGACCTTGTGGAAGGCTATGCACATCTCAACAAGAATCAGATCAAACAGTGTGTCAAGTTCATTGAACAGGTGATCGCCGACTGTGGAAACTACGTGCAGATCAAGAAGGTAGAACGCAAGCCCAGAGCTAAGAAAGCGGTCAGCCCAGAACGACTCAGTGCCAAGTTCAAATATCTTAAAGAATTTGCTGAGCTCAAATTGACTAGTATTGCACCAGCACAGCTAGTGGGTGCCAGCGAAGCCTGGTTGTATGACACCAAAAAACGCAAGTTGATCCATGTTATGGCAGATGTTCATATTGGTACATTCAGTGTCAAAGGATCGGCCGTTGTAGGGTTTGACACCGTGACTACACTACAAAAAACTCTACGCCGTCCAGCAGAACAGCTCAAAGAGCTGTTGGCAGGTGGTAAACCCGCGGCTCGCAAGGTGTTTAAAGACACCAAGGCCACGGAAACCAAGTTCAACGGGCGTGGCAACGAGAATCTGATCATACTGAAAGCCTGGTAAATACAGGGAACACGGAGTTCCCATGGCACAAGCAGAATCAACACTACAGACCCTCAAACAAACGCTGATTGATTATGTCCAGTTACAACTGGGCAGTCAGATTGTTGACATTGAACTGGATGCCGAGCACTACGAGGCTGCCTACCAAAAAACCATAGGAACCTATCGCCAGCGGGCACAAAATGCATATGAAGAAAGCTACATCTTCATGGAGTTGGTCAGAGACGTAAACATCTATACCTTGCCGCAGGAAGTGATCACAGTGCGTCAGATTTTTCGCAGGACCTTTGGTGATAGCACAGGACCATTTGCGTCAAATTTTGATCCATTCAGCCAGGCTAGTATGAACGTGTATTTGATGAACTTCAACGTGGCCGGCGGTCTTGCCACGTATGATTTCTACAGTCAATATGTGGAACTGGCTGGTCGTATGTTTGGCGCCTACATGAACTATACCTGGAACCCGGTCACAAAGAAACTGCAACTGATCCGCGACCCCAAAGGCACTGGAGAGAATGTCCTGCTTTGGTGTTACAATTTGAAACCTGAAGTGAATCTGCTACAGGATTTCCAAATCAGTCAATGGATACGTGACTACATGGTGGCCAATTGCAAGTACATCATCGGCGAAGCAAGGGAAAAGTTTGGCACCATAGCTGGTCCACAAGGCGGTGGCACACTCAATGGCGCAGCCATGAAAGCTGAAGCTCAAACTCAGATGGATGTTCAAATTGAGCAACTCAAAAACTACGTAGACGGCAGCCAGCCCATTACTTTTGTAATCGGTTAATACTTACTAGATTTAATTCTAAATTCATGCTATACTGTAGCATGAGTTCACTGATGATTGACATAGAAGGTCTAGGCACCGGTCCGGATGCTACCATACTGACCATAGCCGCACAGAGCTTTGATCTGTTTGGTACAGGTCATTATGATCGTTGCTACTATGCTAGAATCACTCTGGAAAGCCAGCCCAATCGTACCATACAACAAGACACCATAGACTGGTGGGCCACTCAACCCGAAGCACAAACCGAGGCATTCATGGAAGAAGGTCGTGTAGACCTTGATCAAGCACTTGATAGCCTGTATAAATTGGCCTGGCAACACAAGTTTATCTGGGCCAATGGACCCACTTATGACATGAACATCCTAGAGCATGCCTACAAGAGCTACGGCAAAAGCCTACCTTGGCAGTTTTACAATGTGCGTGATGCCAGAACCATCTACAGTTTATGGCCTGAACTACCCAAGCCGCCTACCAGCCATCATGCGCTGGAAGATTGTCGTAGACAGATTGACATGTTGCAGGCCACGTTACGGCACTTAAACGTAAAGGAAATCAAATGATCATTGGAGTATGCGGACTCATAGGAGCAGGCAAAGACACCATAGCAGACTATCTGGTAAACATACATCAATTCCGCAGAGAAAGTTTTGCCAACACACTCAAAGACGCTGTGAGTGCAGTGTTTGGATGGGATCGTGAACTGTTGGAAGGGCGGACCAAACACAGCAGGGCCTGGCGTGAGCAAGTGGATCCATGGTGGGCAACTCGCTTGGGCATGCCTGATTTGACTCCAAGATGGGTGTTACAATACTGGGGCACCGAAGTGGTGCGTCGAGGATTTCATGACGACACCTGGATAGCCAGTTTGGAAAACAAACTGCGTAAAACCACCGACGATGTGGTCATATCAGACTGCAGATTTCCAAACGAAATTGATGCTATCAAATCTGCCGGCGGTGTTGTGGTGCGTGTGCATCGTGGGCCCGATCCTGAGTGGTATGAATCGGCGGTAGCTGCAAATCAACAGGTGCAATCTGCCATGTCTTATATGCTGGCACAAAATGTGCACCGTTCAGAATGGGCCTGGATTGGCACTCAATTCAACGCTGTTGTAGACAATAATACCACCATGGATCATCTTTACGCACAGCTCAACGATCTGGTTCAAGATCTCCAGGTCTCCATGTCAAATCACTCTTAGCAATTTCTATCACGCAGTTTTGACACACAGTTTTTAAATTGCGTAGTGTGTTGTTGTTGAGATTGCCGTCTGTGTGACAAACCAACAGTTGTACAGAATATTTTGCACGAAAGCCACAGCGATCGCAGGTAATTTTTTTCTTGTAACCTGCTGTTTTCCATCTAGGATCTACCGGTTTGAGTCTGCGGCCGCGCCGGATGCAGTGCTCACATAAACGTCGGTACTGTATACTGTCAGCACGGTGATAAGCCACAGCTCTAAATCGTTGATTGCAGGCCATACACATGGGTCTCATGGGTGTATTTACCCTTAACCCTACCCAGTAGGGACGCAATCACAGCTTGTTTTTGCCTTTTTCCATAAATATCTTTAACTAGAAAAAGGAATTACCATGGCACTAATATCCCCAGGCGTAGAAGTCACAATCATTGACGAAAGTCAGTATATCCCTTCTGCTACCAATTCGGTACCTTATATTTTGTTAGCCACAGCACAGAACAAAATCAGCGGCGCCGGAGTTGGAGTGGCTGCTGGTACTCTTGCTGCCGACGCCAACAAAGTCAGGCTCATGACCAGCCAGCGAGATCTATTGGCCACATATGGCAATCCTTTCTTTTACAAGACCACCGCTGGGACACCCATCAACGGATACGAACTCAACGAATATGGGTTGTTGGCTGCTTTCAGTGCCCTGGGCGTATCCAATCGTTGTTATATACAACGTGTGGACATTGACCTGGCAGAACTCACAGCCACCCTGGTCCGCCCAACTGGAAATCCTGACGATGGAACATACTGGTTAAATACTGCCAGCACGGCCTGGGGAATTTTTCAATGGAATCTAGTAACTGGTGCGTTCGCAAACCAGGTTCCATTGGTGATCACCGATACTGCCAATTTAGAATCTGGCAGCACAGTACCATTGCAAAGCATTGGCACCATAGGCGACTATGCAGTGGTGACTACCAGCACCCAGAATCCCATTTACTACAAGCGTGGAGGTCCTATATACCCCACACAAACCAGCGACGTGACCCTGGGCGATTTGTACAATACCTGGGTATTGATTGGAACCGATGACTGGAAAACAGCATGGCCCACAGTGCAAGGCACTTTGGCACCCACCAGTCTGACAGCAGGCAACAGTATCACGATCAATGATACTCCTATATCTGTTCCTATTGCTCCAGACAACACTGTTGATGGACTCAGTGATGCTATCAATTCAGCCGGTATCACCGGAGTGTATTCCGCAGTGATCGGCGGCTCTCTACAACTTTATGCTGACAGCACAGCCACCAATGATGGCAGTACCGCAGGTGAAGGTATTGTAGCAATCGCAAATCAAAATGGCAATCCATTGGCCACGTTGGGCATCACGTCTGGCGAATATCTAGCTCCAGATTATCTGGCTCAATACAGCTACAATGCTCCACGTTGGGGCTCTACACAGACCAACCCACGTCCTACTGGATCAATTTGGCAGAAAATCAACAATGTGAATTTGGGAACCAACCTTGTGGTAGAAAGATTCAACAGCACACTTGGCACCTTTGTTCAACAAGCCTGCCCGGTTTACTTTAATGATGCCTATGCTAATTATGGACTAGACCCCAGCGGTGGCGGCGGCAACATTCCAGCTGGCGCAACCTATGCCCAAGTAGATGTTTTGGCCAACAGTACCAGCACTTTTACTATCTATGAAAAGTTTGCGACAGGATCTACCATAATCACTGGAAACAACAGTACACCAGGTCCGTTCACAGTTGGCAACACATTTACTATTGCCTATTCACAAACCGGAGTGCAACCAACCTCTACTGTGACGTTTTCCACACCAGTAACTGCAACCATTGGCGGTACAGGTACAGCATCTGATTTTGTTTCTGCAGTAAGTGCCGCGGTTGGTTTAAATGCTCCTGTTAGTGCTACAATTGCCAGCGATGGTAGTATCGTAATGATCCACGGCCAGGGCGGCAGCATACAGTTGATCAATACCCTTGGCACTCCTATCACCACAGCCGGATTTACTACCGCAGTTCGTGGAGTAAAAACCAACTATGTCAATGGTGCTGCCTCTGGAGTGGTATTGAGCAATTGGGTTGGAACTCCAACATTTACCTATACTGCCAGTGCTACTGCACCAGACCAAGACCCAGCCAACGGACGTCAATGGTATTACAGTGCAGCCACCACAGGCAGTGCAGATATCATGATCCAAGATGATGGTATTTGGCAAGGTTATCAAAACGTCACCAATGATGTACGCGGCGACGACCTCAGTCTTACCAATGCCACAGGACCAATTTTTAGTACAACAGCTCCGCTGACACAGACCAACGAAAGTCAAAGTCCCCTGGCCTATGGTGACCTTTGGATCAACACCGGTGATTTAGAAAATTATCCAGTGATCAGTCGTTGGAGCAGTGTGGATGAAGTAGATCAATGGCTGTTGATTGACAACACCGATCAAACCACACAAAGCGGAATCCTATTTGCAGATGCACGCTGGGCCCCCAATGGTACAACCAATCCCATCAGTGATCCTATTCCAACTGTGGTGAGCTTGTTGACCAGTAACTATCTGGATCTTGATGCACCAGATCCTAGCTTGTATCCACAAGGAACCCTGTTGTGGAACACACGTCGCAGTGGATTCAATGTCAAGGCATTCCAGGTTGATTATTTCAATGCAACAGATTATCCTGATACCACATTGCCTGCAGAAACCAATGCCTGGGTCACACAAAATCCAGTCAAGACCGACGGTAGCCCATACATGGGCCGCCAGTCACAACGTGTACAGATTGTTCAAGCTCTCAGAGCTGGTATTGACACCAGTACCACTGCAAGAGAAGAGCAATTGGTCTATAACTTGATCAGTTGCCCACAGTACCCAGAATTATTGCCCAACATGGTGGCACTCAACAACGAACGCAACAACACAGCATTTGTCATAGCAGACACACCGTTGCGCCTGGCTCCAGAAGATATTTTGGTCTGGGCCAACAACAACAATGGACTGGGACTCAGCTCAGGAGACGGATTCTTGACACGTGATGTGTATGCCGGCGTATTTTATCCAAGTTGCCAGACCACTGATACCACTGGTTCTCTAGTGGTACAGCCACCCAGCCATATGATGATCCGAACAATCATCCGCAACGACGAAGTGGCATTTCCATGGTTGGCACCAGCAGGAACACGTCGTGGTGTGATAGACAATGCTGTACAAATTGGTTACATTAATGTTGCCACTGGTGAATTTGAAAGCCTGGGAGTTCGTCAAGGACTACGTGATACCTTGTACGAAAACAGTATCAATCCTATCACTTTCATACCTGGAGTAGGTATCACCAATTTTGGTAACAAGACCACTACCACATTGACCAGTGCCTTGGATCGTATCAACGTGGCACGTTTGATAGCATTCATACGTGGTCGCTTGGAAGTCATTGGCAAACAGTTCTTGTTTGAACCCAATGACCAAATCACACGCAATGAAATTAGAAATGTTATTGATAGCTTAATGATTGATTTGGTGGCCAAACGCGGTATCTATGACTACCTGGTAATCTGTGATCTTAGCAACAACACACCAGCACGCATTGATCGTAACGAACTATATGTGGATATTGCTATTGAACCAGTCAAGGCTGTAGAATTTATCTACATACCGGTTCGTATCAAGAACACAGGAGAAATTGCTGCAGGTGCAGCGGTCTAATAGGAAACAATCAGGGTTTATACCACCCTGATTTTTCAGACCCAAGCTACCATAAATAACAGTACACAGGAGATAACAAATGGCCGTTTCATCGCTCAGTAGAATGACAGTGCCTTTGGCAAGTGACCAAAGTAGCCCAGTCCAAGGTTTATTAATGCCCAAGCTCAAGTATCGCTTTAGAGTGATATTTGAAAATATTGGCGTGAGTACACCCCGTACAGAATTAACCAAACAAGTCATGGACTTTACACGTCCAACTGTGAGTTTTGAAGCCATTGATGTTCCAATCTACAACAGTACTATCAAGTTGGCCGGCAAATATTCGTGGGGCGATCTCACTTGCCAAGTTCGCGACGATGCAGGCGGACTAGTCAGCAGGTTGGTCGGCGAGCAACTACAGAAGCAGTTGGATTTCATGGAGCAGAGCAGTGCTGCTGCTGGCATTGATTACAAGTTCCTTACACGCTTTGAAGTTCTGGACGGCGGCAACGGTGCCAACGAACCCATAGCATTAGAAACTTGGGAGATCTACGGTTGCTATCTCAGCGAAGTCAACTACGGAAGCATGGACTACGGTACCAGCGAAGTAGCCACAATCAGCATGACCATACGCTTTGATAATGCAGTTCAAACTCCGGTCGGCAGTGGAGTTGGCGCTGTTGTTGCAAGAACCGTCGGCGATGTAGCTACAGGCTAAAGCTCATGAGCTTTGGCCAGGATTTTTTACAAGGGTTTTTTACACCCGACGGGCTGAAAGATTATGCCCACGCCGCCAAGACATTTCGTACCAACGGATACGAACTCAGTCCCCGGACCAAGTTCCTCTTCCATGTTTTCTTCAACATCAACACTGGACAGATTCCAGCCTTGCAAAACGTGTTTGGCAATGGCGATGTGGTCAGTGTGGGACTCATGGTCAAGACAGCACAGTTGCCGACCTACACAGTCAGCATTGACACAATGAATCAGTACAATCGTAAACGTCTGATTCAAAGCAAAATACAATACAATCCAGTACAGATAGTGTTCAATGACGATCAAGGTGACTTGATTCGCAACATGTGGTACAACTATTTCAGTTATTACTACAAAGATCCCAGCCAAAAATATCAAGGCAACCCTACCATCGATGGTACCATTGGCGCCTTGCAGACTTTGCAAAATGGATTTGGTTACAACACTAGAGATACCTACAGCGGAGATCGTCAGGTCAATGATTGGGGTTACATTGGAGAAAGCTACAACGACGGCACCAAAAATATTGGCGCCGGCAAAGACGGAGGCAAGCCACCTTTCTTCAGAGACATAACCATATATGGACTCAGCCAGAAAAAGTTTGCAAGCTATACCTTGATCAATCCCATGATCAAAGAATGGCAACATGACATGTATGATTACAGTGCTGGCAACGGCATTATGACCAATACCATGACCATAGAGTATGAAACAGTCAAGTACGGGCAAGGCGCAGTGGGCGGAGCGACTCCCAGCAATGCTGTGGTGGGATTTGGTGATCCAGCTCATTACGACACTGTGAAAAGTGCTCTAGCTCGTCCTGGGGCCACTGCCACAGTGTTTGGACAAGGCGGACTGGTCGATGCCATTGAAGGCACATTTGATGACTTGGCCCTGTTGGCCGACGGCAGAGGCGGAGTGCAGAATATCCTAGGAGCCATACAAAAAGCTGGCACTGTCAATCAAACTTTTAAAAATAAAAATCTTAGAAGCATTGTGGATCTAGAAGTCAGACAGGCCTCCAAGGACATATTGCGAGCTTCCTTGCCTGGGGCTGTGCGTGTGGCAGTCAACACAGCCAACGGCATGTTGTTTCCTAAACCACCTGTGAGATAATCATGGGCTCCGTTAACAGTTACAATCCACGAGTTGATCTGACTGTACAAATTTTTGATCGTTTCTACGAGTACGAAGCCACAGTATCGTCCTTGGAATATGATGCGGTGTTCAGTTTTTTCCGCAGTGTGTTTGGCACAGCTGATGCCGCTGGTAACTTTACAGTGACCTTGTTTCGCATAGCAGAACAAAGTGATATTCCTGTGATGGATTTGTTACAACAGTTTGAAGGAATGGGAGTTCCAGAACTTACCTTGACTTTGAGTTACTATCTCAATGGATTAAGAAGCAGCAGTACCATGTTGGGTCTGAATGCACCGTTGACACCAAATTTCTATGTGGCTAGAAACGTGCGAGCATGAGCAAGTTTGCACAAGGACCTTATACCGTTAAAAATGCTGCCAAGTATGTGGGCAAAGGCACGCCCAGATATAGGTCGGGCTGGGAGCATGCATTCATGCGTTTTCTTGACAACAATGACCACGTGGTCAACTGGGCCAGTGAAAGCCTTAGTATACCTTACCGCAATCCTGTGACTGGCAAACAGAGCATGTATGTGCCGGACTTCCTGATCACCTACAGAAACAAAAACAACCAGCTCATAGCCGAACTGGTGGAAATCAAACCCAAAAAACAAAGCGTGATCGAAAGCAAGATGAGCGCCAGAGAAGGTGCTGTAGTAGCTGTGAACTATGCCAAATGGGACGCTGCTACCAAATGGGCTCGCCGCAACGGACTCACATTCAGAGTTATCACCGAAGACGATATGTTCCGTAACGGCAACAAATAAGCCCGGTAAATACGGTATGACACGACGCTTAGAAGAGTTGTTTGATCTGCCTCCTACTTCAGAAGAAATAGATTCAGCTGTGCCCGCCTTGCCCGAAACACGCATGAGCCTGGCCGAACTGGATTCAACCATTGACAAAATAGATGCGGCCTTGCCGGCTGTGCGTGATCTAGATGCCAGCGACCGAGAAATGGACGATCTGGCAGACATGGCCAAAAGCAGCTACAACGATCTCATGGATCTGGGCATGCAGGTTGATTCGAGGTTTGCCAGTGAAATCTTTGGTGTGGCCAGCAACATGCTGGGTCATGCCATAACAGCCAAAACGGCCAAACTCAACAAAAAGCTCAAAATGATTGATCTCCAGTTGAAAAAAGCACGCATGGACCAGGATCGCAACAAGGATGAACCTGTAGACACAGCACACGGCGAAGTACTCAATCATCTCAGTCGCAATGAACTGTTGGAAAAGTTAATTGGCAACAGAGACCAAAACAATAACAAAGCATAAATATCATATAGGGATACAAATATGAAAAATTTTAAAGATTATCTAGCAGAAAGCGAAAGAACCTACAGTTATCGCATCAAAGTCGTGGGCGATGTTGCTCCTGACTTTATAAAAATGCTTGAAGAAAAACTCAAGCAATTTGATCCTGTAAAAATTTCAGCTGTCAAAAAGACTCCTATCCAACTCAAGCCTGCGGACTTTCCAGCACATGCCAACCAAAGCGTGAACAGCATGGATGTAGAATTCCGCTATCCAGCCATTGAGCCACAGATACAGCAGATTGCTCAGTTGTTGGGACTTGATCCAAATTGTATCCGTTTGTTGACCACGGCCTATGAAGACAGCATGGCTGAAGAGAAAGAAAAAGTTGAAGAGCAAAACAAAGACCTGCTCACAGACACAGACTATCCTGCTCCTGATGCAGAACAAAAAG